CAACGGATTTCGCCTTGTCAATTTCTTGTTTATCGTCTGAACTGGAGATGATTCCGATGACAACACCGTTGCCATACTCCGTGTTGATTTTCCTGATCAACTCAATCCCATCAAACGAACTGCCAATAATGTTCAAATCCACAAACACGCATTCGGGGCGTTCTTCATCAAGTCCTTCATTGAACCACTTCTTAAATAACCTATCGGCTTCGTCTGAAGATGTCAAACTTTGCAGGGAAAGTGTGATGTCCAGCAACGAGCAAGAATCTTCAAAAACCAAGTGGAATAAATCCTCGTCATCTACAAGCAATATGGAATTAATCATCGTATTTTTATCTTTAATTTTGTACCTATTTCTAATTTCTCAGCAGTTACCGGGAATTTGTGTTCATCCATAATGGCAATGCATATGTTCAAACCCAAACCACTTCCAGCTTCTTTCTGATTTTCTTTCCGTTTGTATGGTTGCGACCATTGAATTAAATCCTCTTGACTCATTCCACGACCATTGTCAACGATGCAAAGATAGTTGTCCTCCGCAAATATGCGAATCACCTTTGTTGAACTATCGTTGTACTTTAACCCGTTTCTGATTAGGTTGTCAACGGCAGTACAAAACAATGACTCGTTCACTTCAATGATGGGCAGTTCTTCAATGACAACTTGCTTTTCATAACTAGTACTGCTCAGGTAACTGATTAGAATTTCACGCAGATCAAACTCGTTCTTTTCAAGTTGTGCATCTGCCTTCACCAGGTTGGTGAATTCCTTCACTCCCTTGTACACTTTTTGCGTGTGGGTCAATCCCTCTTCAATCATCCTAAGTGGTGCATCAATCTTTAACTCCTTGATTTGCTCTTCAGACAATCTGCGTTTTAAGGAACTCAATCCACGAGGAATGTATGTATTGATACCTGAGTGCATATCGTGTCTTAGAATCTTCGCAGCGTGTTCCAAATAGGAATTCTTTTTGTTTACATCCGCTTCAATTATCTTCTTGTCGGTGATGTCGGTTGCAATCAGCATCACTTTGTAAACTTCACCGTATGGATCTTTGATGGGGTTGTAGTTACCGAATAGCCAAATCTCCGAGCCATCTGATTTGAGCCGTTGATATTCTCCTTGCTTAAATCTGCCAACTCTAAGCTCATTCCAAAACGACTGCCATTGTAATTGAACAAAATCCGCCACAAGAACTTTGTGCGATTGTCCAATAATGTCATCATATCCGAGAACTGTGTAGAACTTTGGATTTGCTTTTGTGATTGTGCCATCCTTGTCAAACTCTAACAGGATATTACTGGCATCAATGGCGTTGAATGTATCGTCTATTGATTGGAATTTATGCCGTGCTTTTCTCACGAACTCAATGACAACGAAATAGAAAAAAGGCATAAAGGCAATAATTGACCAATAGCCAAAAAGAGCCGATGTATAGGTCGGCTCAATGTATTTGAAAACAAGTGCTGACTGCACGGAAAGAAAGGTCAGCATAATGACTGACGCAATTATCAAAGCGATCCAAGAACGACCGCTTAGTTTCATTGTGGTGGGAATGGTGGTGGTGCTGGTGGTATGTATTCGGCTTCGGGTAAATCTAAAACCCAAGCGTATTCGGTTATTGCAACTTCGGGTTTGTCCTCATCGGATAGGAATAAAAACCAAACTCCGTTAATATCTTGAACGCAATTGAAGAACTGAGATGCGGTGTAATACTGCCCTTGTATCAAATCTTTTTGTTCGGGTGTAAGTGTGTAACCTATCATTATACTTGTCTCCCTAAAGTGGTTTGAAACGCTTGTACTGCGGTGTAAAAATTGGAAGCTTGTGTGTCGGTTAATCCGTCACCGATGGAAGCGAAAGCGCATTGTGAAGTATCAGGGAATAAAATAGAACCTGATAAATTTAATGCGCCAATCCAAATTGGGTATGTATTTGGCAATGAACTACTTGATTTTGTATTAGTTTGAGCAACTGAACCACCTTTATAATACTTAAAAGTTGTACTATTAATTCGTGATACTGCTAAAAATCCGTTGACATTATTTGTTTCCGAATTGAACACTGGATTTGTATCGTTGTTGACTGCGTTAAAATTCTGTGTTGAGTCCCATCTTGCACCAATAAATAAATCTGAACTTACTACACCTCCTCTAACACCAATTTGAAATTTTTGAATACCTACATTTGTATTTGCATAATACGACAAATGTGTTGAATCCAATGAAGCAATAGAAACGCTTGGAATAAGTGTTGTGTCCATATATGTTGAACTTCCGTTACCCGTTACTCCCGTACTCGCAAATGTCCAACCACTTGTAAAAGTACCTGTGAATGAACTGCTCTTTAAGTTCTGCTTACACGCTGCCGCACTTGCCCCAACCATTGGATAAATGGCCTTCATAGGTGTCCAAATTGAATTGGCTTTTAAGTCCAAAACTAATTGGTTCACCGCTTGTTTTTCGGTTGTGCTTAATGAACCCCCTGCCGTAGTTACACGATTAAAGAACGCAGCAGCATCCGCATCAAATGAGGCAATCTGCGAGGCTATAATTCCGTGACTTGCTAAAATCATTACGCTATATCTCCAAATAAATACCACTCATTTTCAGCAATCTTCACCAAAGTTGCACCCGAATACTGAGCGTTTAGTTTCAACTTTGCCCCATTGCTTCGGATTGTTACGCCACTGGTTGCGACGATGGTCGTTTGACCTGCTCCGTACTGAGCCAAAAGTATTTGTGTACCTGTGGCAAATGCTACCGAACTATTCAAAGGAATTGTCAAGTTGTTTGCACTGGCATTGTTTACCTCCACCAATTTATCGGCATCACCTAACACTAAGGTATAGGATGCAGTTTGGCGGTTGGTTACAATCAGCTTGTTTGTCTTTGCATCAAGTGCCGTTTGTGTTGCAGTAGAAACGGGTTTGTTTGCATCTGAAGTATTGTCAACATTGCCCAAACCAACATCACCTTTTGCCAAATCAATGTTTCCACTACCAAGCAAAGATTGTCCTTCAATCGTCTTGATGTTTGTTGCAGATACCAAAACATCTTGCTTACCTGTAAACTGCGTTTGGATATTGTCCGTCAAGCCATTCAAATAATCAAACTCAGCATTGCTGATTAATCCCGTGCTAATTTTTACAGCATCTATACCAGTAGGCAAATCACCTGCTGCCAAGTCCGCTCCAGCAGTTACCAAACCTTTTGCATCGTAGGTAATTTTTGTTTTAGTCGCTCCAGTAATGGCAGCGTTTTCGTCAACCTTCAAATCCAATGCCGTCTGCAAATCGGTTTGAGTTGACAAAGTGCCGGTAATTCCACCCCAAGCAACTGCCGAACTGATGGCAATGTTTCCGCTTCCCAAAATGGAAGTTGAATTGATGGTCTTGATATTTGTTCCTGATACAAGTGTTGCTTGTTTCGCATCCAATGCCGTTTGAGTTGCACTTGAAATCGGCTTGTTTGCATCACTTGTGTTGTCAACATTGTTCAACGACAATGCCGTTTTCAACGCAGTTGGTGTGATCTTCTTTGTTTCTGCTGCTGATGTATCAACGATTGGAAACAAATCCGCTGCCGTGTCAACGGTGACGATAGTGGTTAATTGGGATATCTTTTGATCTGCCATTATAGTAGTATTTTATCACCGCTTTCAAGGAGGACAAAATCCCCGTTCTCAAGCAACATAAATAGAATTTGTGTGGGTTGTTCAATCTCATAGATTTTCTCGTTGAGAGTGACTTCGTATGATGTGCGAGTGACATCAAATTCAACTTTCAATACACCGCTTTCAACTTCTTCGTCTGCCAAAGATGGTGACAAGTTGCTTGGTGATGTTTGTGCGTAGATGACATATTCAAATTCACCTGCATCAAGGTCAAATGTTGTTCCTTCAATGACTGCAAATTTGTTGTATCTCTCCGTTTGAGTTGATATGTCAGTCAAGATGACCGTTGTCAATTCATTGGTCACACGATGAGTGAACGCAAACAAGAAATAAGGGTTTGCAATCGTGACTTTCTCCGTCAGAGTTACATACCAATTTTTTGATTCCGCTTTGTCAATTACCAACATCTATACAAAATAGCGAGTTGCCTTTTATGTAACAAAAAAGGGTGAGCAAATGCCCACCCTCTCTCTCTATGAATCAAGCAGAATTAAATGCCCAATGTAGTTACTACCGATGCTTGAAGCAAGAATGGTGCTTCAGCTTCAATGGCGGATAGAGTCACCTCATATCCAGTAGAGTCACCCATTGCAGTACCCGTGTTGGCGACCATTGCAGTCACATCACAACCCAAGTCCTTACCAGCCAACCAATACTCATCGTTATTTGTTTTCACTATTGCATAGCAACGACCTTGTGCAAGGAGTTTCATCTCGTTACGCTTGGTGGTTGACAATCTGCGAAGTTTGAACGCGATGTCAGCTTGGTTGAAAGATGTGCCGTTCTCAATCGAAACATTTGTAGTGTTTGTCAATGAGCCGGTTGCTTTCGGTAGCTCGTAAGTGTATACATCACCGCTTACAACAGTTGTTGCAGTAACTACACCACTAACAACGGTAAACTTTGATGCAGTCCAACTGATTAAGTGGATGCTTTTGATACCTCCGATTGCTTCTTTGCAATCCAAAGTAAATCCTGATGTTAATAAACAAGCCATCCTACCTTAGATTAAAGGGTGAAGTAAACGATTTCTCCGGGGAATGCAACTTGCACACCAGCCTTGAAAGTGAAACGAACACGAACTTCGTCAGAATCTTCAGAATACCACATCTTTACGATTTCTTCCTCGTTGATCAAGTCAGTACCCATAAAGAAGTTGCTCAAAGAACCAGCGTGAATTTTGTTAGTTCCGTTCAAACCACCAACACCAATAATTCTCATATTAGTACCGGGGTAAACCATATCCATTGAAGTGGCAGCATCGGCAACATAGTGAAACAAGTTAGCGTTCTTCAAGTTAACCAACATCAACTTGTAAACATCAATTCCAACGAAACAAACCAAGTCATTCTTTTCAGCAACGGCAGCGGGGATGTTAGCGTAGATTTGATCCAAGATGTCATCAATGTTTGCAGCAGTTACGGTTGTGAAAGTTGTTGGTGAAGCGTTCGCCAATACTGGAGAAGCGGCAGAAACGATTTTGGTGAATCCGTCAAAACGATTCAAGTTAGGGTTACCTGAAGCGGTATCACCTTGCCACATTGCAACTTCCAAAGTTTGTGCAATAACGGCAGCCTTTTCAGCACCTACTTGCTCTTCAAAAGGAATCATTGTTGGTGAACCGGGCATGATTTGAGTTTGCATCCACTTTGCTTCCAAAGTTTTAGGACACAAAGTCTCTTCAACTTTCACTGCACCAACGGTGATAGTGCGTTGAGTGAAGGCAGTTGTACCTGATGGATTGTAACCACAACCGTCTGCCTGGAAGAAAACAGTTGAAGCAAGGATGTTCAAAGCAGATGCAGATTTGATACCTACTTGAACTTGGTTAGAAGATTGCAACAAGGTTGCAGTTTTGCTGCCAAAAAGGGCTTTTACCAACAAGTCAGTTGACTGCTCATTGGTGTAGTTTGCGAGTGTTCCTACGGAAAATGACATAGTTTTATTTGTTTATTGCGTTTTTGAATTTTTTCAATGCTTCAAACTGGTCGTTCTTTTTGTTTGAAACGGGAGTTTTTGTTGGTTCTTCTGAAGGCAAGTCAGCAACTTTCTCAATCAAGTCGATTGCTTTGCTCATTGCTTCTTTGTGGTTGTTGTTAGATGCAGTCAATGTTGCAACCTTAGCAGTCAATTCAGCAATGGCAGTTTCCATCTTGGCAACTACTTCGTTAAATGCAGATACGGTTGCGAACTCTTCGGCTTCTACTTCAACTTCGATTTCAGGTTCAACGATTTCAGTAACTAAACCACCAACGGTTGTCACCAACAATCCACCTTCAACTTCGTGGGTTGCATCAGGTGCTGGGATATCACCCTCAGCAGTTTGAACGAAGATGGCAGTTCCGATTGCCAATTCACCTTCGTAAGTGATTACAGTTCCATCAGTCAATGTGGCGGTTGCCATCTCGACTTTGATTTCTTCGTCAGAGAATCCGAGCATAGTGCGGATTTCTTTCAATGTTTCTTTTGCGTTCATTTGTTATATAATTAGGTT